CCTTCAACCCCGTGGTGATGGTCGAACGGAAGATCCGGTAGTTGTCGCTCGCCTCAACCCAGTCCGGGGTAGCGTGGACCTCCATCGTCCTGGGGAGTGCCTCGTCCCTGCCACAGATGCGTGCAGCCTGCACCAGGGCACTTGGGAGGGCCTCAGGCACGTCGGTCCACTTGTCGGGGCCTGGCACGTCGTCGAAGGGCAGATGCACGTCAGCGGACATGGTAATGCCCGCCTCACGCTTCTTGCCCTTGACGTGCAACTCCTGTCCCTTGGTGAAGACTTCCAACTCCTCGTCCGGGAACTTTGCCAGGAGGGCCAGGAGGTCTTCAGCGGGAACGGAACCAGACACGTCAGGAAGGGGGGAGGCAACTTTGGTGAAAATCTCCCCGTTGAAGGTGATGAGGTTCTCGGAATCGACGATGAAGGAATTGGACTGCTCCAGAACCTCCCGCTTTGTGATCCCCACAGAAGCGGTGGTCAGTACGTCGAGTAGTTCCTTGCGGTTGACTTTCATGTGTCCCCCTTGAGATAGAATGGGCACCCGAACTGTTATTGCTCGGGTGCCCACTCGGTCAGTGAATCCAGAACTACTCTTCCTCCTCGTCCTTCTTCACCTTCTTGCCCGCCTTCTTCGCCGGCTTCTCCTCCTCCTCCTCGTCCTTCACCTTCTTCGCCGGCTTCTTGGTGGGCTTCTCCTCCTCTTCCTCGGGCACCTCAACCTTCTCGAGCTTGAAGAGCTTCTCCTCGGTGATGACCTTTCCGCCGAGGAACTTCGGGTCGGACTTGCCCCTCCAGATCGTTCCGTGGTAGGTGTTCTCCTTGTCCTTCCCGAACTCGTCCAGGAACATCTGGAGAAGCTCACTCCTCGGGATGGCCTTCTTCACCTTGAACTGCTCGAGGACCCACTTCGCACAGGTTATACGAGGCTCCTTCTCCTCGTCCTTCTTCGTTGCCTTCTTCGTCTTCTTCGCCGGCTTCTCCTCCTCCTCTTCCTCCTCTTCCTCCTCCTCTTCCTCCTCATCCTTCTTTGCGGTCTTCTTCTTCGCGGGCTTCTCCTCTTCCTCCTCCTCTTCCTCCTCATCCTTCTTTGCGGTCTTCTTCTTCGCGGGCTTCTCCTCTTCCTCCTCCTCTTCCTCCTCCTCTTCCTCCTCCTCTTCCTCCTCCTCTTCCTCGGGCTCCTCCTTCTTTGCCTTCTTGGCGGGCTTCTCTTCCTCTTCCTCCTCCTCTTCCTTCTTCGCTGCTGGCTTCTTCTTGCCGGGGACCTCAACCTCGTAGCCCAACTCGTTGAGGATCGTGGCCTGCTCCTCACTCAACTCCTCAGGAGCCTTGCCCTCATTGATGGCCTTCTCGAGCTTCGTCTTCGCCCCCTCGAGATCTATCTCCTCCTTGTACTTGATCTCCATCCCGTCGAGAACCCCCAGGAGAACTCGGAGCTGCTTCTTCTCACTCGCCATTTGAAGTCTTTCCTTTCAACTTGTTGTTTGGTGGGAATCTTATTCCCGTCTATGTGATGTTATTGTACGAGCCCCCAAACGAGCGTCAAGTAAAAAATTAACCACCAAAAGACGAGCAGCACATCGCCCTTCCCAGAGCAAAGCAAGTGCCAACGTAGAGAGGGCGGTTAGAATTGTAGGGTGCTTCGCGAAGCACGATCCAATTTAACCGCATACCACCCATTTCCTTCTCAGCCCAGGTCTGGTTGAGAGCAAACATCCCGGTGCAGTGAGCCAACTTCCGCTTGTCCTCGGAGAAATTACCCATAGTCTGGAGCTTTGCACCCTCTGCGTTATTGTAGGAGAGTGCATTGGCCTGGGTGGGTGCAATGATGAGGATGTGTCTTTCCTGACTCAACCGCCTCATCGCCTTCCAGGTGTCGTTCACTTGGTCCCTGGCTTGCTTCTTGGAGTCCTCTGGTGCGAGGATATCAGGGTAGTCGATGACACAAACATCAGGGCACCAATCGTGCTCCTGCTCCCACTGGTCGAGAATACCAGAAATTCCATGTACAGAGATAGAAGCGGTGGGGTGGACACTAACCCGCAAGTAGGACGATGAGATCCCGCACCCCCGCATGAAGGACTGACTGCCCTGCCATGCTGCCTCGCGCGTGAGTGGTTTCCAGACCGTGAAGGTCTCGTGCTCGAATGTGTACTCAGGGTCCGCAGCCTCGTCAAGGGTGATCTTGAGTGGGACCTTGATCCGCCCGCACTGACGCTTCCAGAGGGGGCGTTGCGCCCAGCGAACCCCGAAGCGTTTCATCACCTGATTCTTGGAGAGGTCCCCCACCTCGAAGAAGGCTACCTTTCGACGTTGACGAAGTGCCTTTACCGCAAACTCAATGGCAAAGTAGGTCTTGCCCATTTTTTCGGGTGCCTGTATGCCCACCAGGGCGTCCCTGGTGAGCGCCGCGTTGAAAAATTGGCCGGAAGGGCCTTCGTATCGGATGAGAGGCTTGGCGGGCTCCGCAAACGCCTCCTGCCACGCACCCCTGTCACCAAGGGGACAGAATCCGGTGCCCTGTCCTACTTCCACCTTCCGGTAGCTGGAGAGGGCTGCCTCTGCTTCGGAGACATCTCCGTGGGAGAGTGCGTAGTCTACGGTTTCCTTGGTGCGGATGATCGCTCGCTTGGCAAGGAAGTCGCGTAGTTGGTCGAGCAGGTAGGGCACGTTGAGTTCGGGTGCTTTCTCGTACTCCTCCCCCAAGGACTCGAGGAAGTCCTTCACAGAGTCCACCAAGTCGGTGTTTTCGTTATCCTCCGACCACTTGTGGAACATGTCTTCTACGTGCTGGACTGGTGCTTTACCGTAGGAGCGATGGTAATTTAAGCACCAATCGGCCACTACCCGGAATAGCTCGGAGTCGATCAACTCGAGGTCCAGCACCCGTTCAGCCTGGGCGAGGAACTCTGAGGAGACTACCAGGGCTATGAGGATTCGCCGTTCACGTTGGGACTCTACCTTGTGGCGTTCCATCGGTTACTCCCAGTGTTAGGCTTCGTAGTAGTGGCTCGTGCTTCCCTTGGGCTTGGGACCGTAGAGGGACTCGTCCCAGATGGGCTTCCTCTTGGGGAGTGGGGGTCCTCCTGGTTGGAACTTCGTTCTGGTCTGATCCCTATGCATTGCAATCTCAAGAGAGTCCCACTTCTTGATCCACAGTGGTCCCGAGTAGGCTATGGGGTAGTAGCAAGGTGGAGGAACCCGTATGAGGTCACCTACGCGACGTAGGAGTTTTTCATACCACTTGAGGACGGCATCTATCCGTTCCTGGGAGATTCCTGTTCTGATGAGGTGCTGGAAGGACCTGGCCCAGAGGTGGGGCTTTGAGGTGGCGTTTACTTTACGGACGGATGAAACTACCTCATTCAGACGGTTGGCGAACTCTTCACTTCTATCATCTTTTTTCCTCACACGGATAGAAACGCGATTCTCGCGTTTCGTAGTTATATATCTACTTGCTATTATATGGGGGTCTTTTCCGACCCCTCTGCCAGGTCTTTTTTGACCAGGCTGCCAGGTCAATTCCGACCCCTCTGGTAGGCGCGACCATGTGGTTCGCATGTGACGTTGACGCCCATTGAAACCCGTCCGTATGACGAGCCCTGCCTCCACAAGTTGTCCAATGAGGTGTTTGACCACCTGCTCCTTCACCCCAATCTCTTCCGCCAGGTATTGATTTGATGCAAAGCAGTCTTTCTTCTTCAGGTTTACGAGACTGTCTATTACAAGTAGAAGCCATGCCGCTTTGGCTGAAATGTTCCCGTTGCGAACCAATTCAAAGACCTCTGGTCGTGCCCATACCCCCCGAAAGTGTCTCCTGGGCTTCTCCTCTTCCGAGTCTTCGTAACTGTCTACCATATTTCACCAGCCCTATCTGCGGCGGCACGGAGTGCAAGACAAAGCCAGTTGGCCATTTTTGGGGTGAGGCGAAACTGAATATGCTCCCCATTCTTGGGATTCTTCACGTCAAGGAAGATGTTGAATTTCTCTGTATCATACTTCACTGTGAAGGAACTACTGACCCTATGTATTCGTATCCTTCTCACGTCTTCTTCTCCTTCTTGGCGAACCTCTCTGCCGCCAACTTCCGCACGTCGTATGGTCGAATAACCCACTGCGCTCTCTTACTCCTCTTGTCAATCTGTTGAGCGGGTAGTTTCTTCGCCCAGATGAATTGGAACACCCTCATCTTGGTGAGGCCCATGAAACGAGCAGCTTCAGCGACAGACCATAGTTCCTCTGGCATTTCAGCCTCCTAACAGTTCTCGCCTGATCTTACGGACCGTCTCATAGTCCAGACTTCCCGGGTCACTTGGGAGGCCGTCCACGACCTCCGTCTCGCCAGGGAACATGGAGAGGTACTCGGCTAACAGGTGTGCTCGCTTCTGTGCGAGAGGTTCAGGATCGAACACGATAGAGCGGTGTCTGAACCTCCGCAGTTTATTAGCTTGCTGCTTTCGCCAGTCGATTCCGAAAGTAGCAACAGCTCCAGGTCCGATTTTCCACACGTCCCCGGGTCCCTCCACCACAATGATGGAGTCTCCCCTGACCTGGTGTATTCCGTAGAGGAGTCCATCTGGGTCGTCACCACAGTCCTTGTCCTCCGTCATCCTGTACTTTGGATCTGCTTGAATGATGGAACGACCCACGTAAGCCACCAGTTTGTGATCCTCGTTGTAGATGGGAGAAATCACCCGCCAGGACCACTTCCCACTGGCTTGGCTGGTGCCCTTTAGCTCCCACTCCTTTGCCAGTGCCTTGGGCCTCAGAATGCCCCTCTGGTTGCGTAGGTACGACAGGTGCTTGGGGGTTAGGGGTTCCATGTCGAGTGGCCTGGGGACCTCCCCACCGCGCACCCGTGGGGCTTTGCGTGCGCGTCTGTGCTCCTTGTCGTCGTACTCCCACCTAATGGCCCATGCCTTGTCGGTGGAGATGTGACACCACGCTTTGATTGCATCCACGATACGGATGCGACCACAACGCCAACAGTTAAAATAACCCATCAGGAGGTTGAAGCCGAGGTGCCAACCCTCTTGACCACTGGAGCAGCACATGCAGTGGGTCTGCAACCACCCCTCTTTGCAGTGGTGGTGTCCACCAGAGAGAATGGGGATGTGGTGGTCGTTTGCAAACTTGTTGAAGTTGAAGGCCATGTTACTCCGGGTACTTCTCGATCATGCGCTCGGCGGCTTTCTTCTGCTTGGGTGATAGATGCCGTGGTTTCGGCATCTTCTTGATTGAGCTGAGGAACTCAGCTTCCCAGTCGTCCACGTCGATGTCCTCACTCTCATCGATTCTGCGAAGCTCTTCAATGATTTCATCGTCGTCCATTAGCCTGCCTTTGCCTTTCGTATGAACATTTGAAGGAGCCTCATGGTCCCGCTCTTCCTGCCATCCAGCACCCGGCTGATCGTTTCGTCCTTCTCATGGATGATGGTGAGCAACCTCAACTCGATCGTTCTCTTACCCACCATGTAGTAGATGGAGACCTTGTTCAACTGACCAATGCGGAGGAGTCTGTCTTCCGCTTGTTCGTGAGCACTGGGTGTCCAACCCAACTCAAGGAACAGAGCATTGGACGCTGATGTAAGATTCAGACCAACACCACACGCCTTGATCTGCCCGAACAGGAGTCGTGCCTTGGGGTCCTCTTGGAACTTGTCCACGGTCTGTTGACGCTTGGAGGTCTCGTGGACTTTCCCGTCTGTGCCCACCTTCCTGATGAGCTTCCCACTTACGGAACCATCAATCACCAGGGCCTCGGGGAAAGCTTTCTTCAGTGCTGCCATGATGGATCGATGGATCACGAACACGATCAACTTCTGGTTGGAACCTTCAAGCCAATCGCGAATCCACTGGATAGCTGTCTTGAGCTTGCCCTCGGCCGCAAGCAGCTTGAGGGCACCAAGACGGACGATGGCCTCAGCCCTTGAGGCCCGATCCCAGGCTGCCTTCCCCTTCTTCTTGAGAAGCCATTCAAGGAACTCCTTCTCTGCCTCTTCGTACTCATGTCGGTTGTCGATGACGATTGGCAGGATGGTCCGTGTCTTGGGGGGTAGATCCTTGAGCACTTTCCGCTTGAGCCTGCGGATCATGACCCCTTTGAGTTCTTTTCGCAGGGCGTCGAGGTTAGAAGAACCAGAGAAGTCCCACCCACCACTCCAACGGTTTTTCTTGGGATTAGTGAAGCGGAAGGCGAACCTCCAATAGGATGGAAATTTGTCGGGTCGAATCATCTGAAGTACCGGGAAGAATTGAATGGGTCTCCCGGTGATTGGTGTCCCACTCAGGGCAATCACATGTCTTGTTTGACTTGCAAGCTGTCGGCAAGCCTTCGTGCAGGATGCCGATCTTGATTGTACCCTGTGGCACTCGTCCATGATGATGGTGCTCAACCCAAGCTCCATGAGGATGGGAAGCCACCCACTGAGTATCTCGTAGTTGATGATGAGAATCTTGTGTGTCTTGAGGTTTACTACCTTTTCTTTCTGTTTGAGCCGACCCTCTTTGTAGCGTTCCTTCGCCTGTCGGATTGCCGTTCGCACTGCCCGTGGTCCGTGTCGTCGGTGTCGTCGCTTCAGCTTCCCGATTGACTTCCGAAGCCGCTCCTGTGCCTGTTCCTCTGTGGTGACAGCACCGTCTATGACGTGGGATCGCAACCCTGCGTGCTTCACCCACTCCCGTTGCCAGTTGTACTTGACTGACGCCGGGCAAATTATGAGGAGTGGAAATGCTTCTGGGTGGAGCACAGCCCACCCGATGGATTCCACCGATTTCCCCAATCCCATATCATCAGCACAGAGGGCACGACCACGCACCTGGTCGAAGAAGTGTACTCCCCGAAACTGATAGGGGTAGAGTTCGGTTCTCAGCCGACTCCGTACACGTTCATCGAAGGGGATCTTGCGAAGGATTACAGGCACTCTTGCACCTCAGTCCACGCAGCGTCGATCTGTTCGTCCGACCAGCCGTGGGACTGTAGGTGCTCTATGAGAGCCAGCCTTGCGGGGATACTTCCTTTGCGGAACTCCCTGGTGAGCTGACCCGGGGCCTCCAGGACAATGAGGAGGAGGCTCCAAGCCTCTTCACTCACTTCCCTCTTGAAGTACTCCATCCAGGACTGTTTGATGGGCAGGTCAGAGGGGATCTCGTTGTGTTCATGCTTCCGCAACTTCGATGCACACAACCCCCGGAGTCGCCAGTAAATCTTGGTCCAGATCCATGTAACGGGTGCGGCACCTCGAGAGGGATCGTAGCTTCTCTTCCAGTCGGCGGCCATCTCGCTGAGTTCGGAGATGGCTTCGTCGGCCATCTCCTGGTGGGTGCGCCCACACTTCTTTGCTACTGCCTTAGCCGCGCTGCACGCAGCCCGTTGATACCGGAGGAAGATTCGTTCGGCTTGGACTTCGGGTCGGAGTTGTATTTGAATCGGACGCCTGCGGATGCTGTTGTAGAGCATATGCGCCCCCGTGGTTTTATTGTAGGACAGAAAACGATATTATAGGCTGATCTTTAGGGGAAATCAAGGAAAATCAAATCCTTGTATCTCTTATGTTTACGTTGCAGGATCTTGCTGTAAGTATGAGGAGCAATAGTGGGGGAACAATATAAAATTTGTGGTTTCTCGGTTGAAGCCCTGTCAATTTTCGTGTAACCTCCTTTGAGCAACAGGAGGCAAGGATGGCGATTACAGAGCAGCGAGCACGGACCTACGCCAAAGCTACGGCGAATCTCATGAAGCACCGTTTTGACGTGACGGGGATGCATTGGCACTGGAGGAAGAGTAGTGGCGTCCGTATTACCAAGGAGAACATGCTCAAGGCCATTCACATGTCCTATGGTATTGTGCGCCGCATAGCCCAGCGTCTTGACTGCGCTGTGGTGTCAGTCAAGAACTTCCTCAACAGACCGGGGAATGAGGATTGTAAAGCAGCGTATGCAGAGGAGTCAGAATGCATCGTTGATCGTGCCGAGTCTGCTCTGATGAAGTCCATGGTGCAGGACAGGGACCCCCGAACGGTTCTGAACGCAGCCCGTTTCGTCCTCTGTACGAAGGGGAAGGACAAGGGGTGGCAGAAGACGATAACAGTAGAGGGGGGAAAGCACCCGATCAATGTGCAGGCAGCCATTGTGGACATCGCTTCGTTGAACCTACCGATTGAGATGCGGCGCGACCTGCTTGCGCGAGCGGAGTCCACCGACTCTCTGACGATCGAGGCACCCAAGCTCCTACCTGCTCCTGGGGAGACCCCCATTGACAAGCCGAAGATCACCATCCGTGTTGGTACTAAGTCGAAGGTGGTGATCCGCAAGAAGGCTGGGTGAGGGTCATCTCAAAGTGCTAATCAATCGCGATCAGCTCGAAGCATCCATCGTGCGCGAAAGTTTCAAGGACTTCGTGCAACGATTCTGGGACACCATCGTCCCAGAGAAGCTCGTCTGGAACTGGCACATGGACGTTCTGTGTCAGTACCTCCAGGAGGCCGCAGAGAGGGTGTTCAAGGGGGAACCGAAGAAGGAAGATATCATAATCAACATCCCACCGGGCACCACGAAAAGCAGCGTGTGTAGCATCTTCTACCTCCCCTGGATCTGGACTCGGATGCCCACCGCTCGGTCTATCAACGCCTCTTACTCCTACCCACTTGCAATGGACCTCTCTCGCAAGTCTCGTGATGTGGTGACCTCAGAGAAGTACACCCGTCTCTTTGGTGACGTGGGGGTTAGGGAGGACCAGAATGCCAAGGGTTATTTTGCCACCGAGGCCGGGGGTATGCGTTACGCTGTTGGGACTGGTGGTTCTGTTATGGGTTTCCATGGCCACTTTCTTGTTGTGGATGATCCGCTTGATCCCAACCAAGCGGTGTCTGAAGCCAAACTCGAAGCAGCAAACCGATGGATAGCTGAGACCCTTCCTTCCCGTAAGGTGAACAAAGAGGTCACGGTCACCATCCTCATCATGCAGAGGCTACACCAAAACGATCCCTCTGCGGTGATGCTCCGTCGTGCTGATGAGGGTGTAGCAACACGTCATATCAAACTTCCTGCGGAGATTCAGGGCTCGGGGTTTGAGCAGGTGAGGCCGCGCAGGCTGGCCAAGTTCTATAAGGAGGGGCTACTCGACCCACAACGGCTCCCGCGAAGGGTCCTCAGTGAGGCTCTGGCTTCTCTTGGGCAGTATGGTTACGCAGGTCAAATGCTTCAGGAACCCGTTCCTCTTGGTGGAGGAATGTTCAAGGCAGAACGGATTCAGATTGACGTTCCACCACCCAGGGCGGATCTCATTAAGGAGGTTCGCTACTGGGATAAGGCCGGCACCGCTGGGGGTGGTGCATTCACCGCCGGTATTCTCATGTCCAGGGATTCACGGGGTAGGTTCTGGATTCTGGATGACGTGCGTGGTCAGTGGGATGCTTCGGTGCGTGAGCGGATCATAAAGCAGACCGCAGCACTCGACACCCGCAAGGTTTCGATCTGGGTTGAGCAAGAGCCAGGGTCAGGTGGAAAGGAATCTGCACAGGGGACCGTTCGGAACCTTGCTGGTTACAATGTGCATGTGGAACGACCTACAGGACACAAGGAACTTCGAGCAGATCCCTTCTCCGTTCAGGTGAATGGAGACAACGTGTTCATGCGTGCTGGTCCGTGGAACAAAGCCTTCCTGGAGGAGCTTGAATACTTCCCACACTCCAGGTATAAGGACCAGGTGGATGCGGCGAGCGGTGCCTTTGCTGCATTGGTGCGGCCCATCAAGGTTGGTGGTTTTGGCAGGAGGAGTAAGTGAGCAAGCAGCGAAAGGTTTTAGACCTTCGTAACAACTCGGAGGTTGTGAAGAATGTGACTCCTGCTAAGGAGGACCCCGACAAGGTTCGCGCCAAGCGGTACGCGGACATGATTGCGAATCAACGTCTGGCGTTCCAGGCAAGGGGAATTCAGAACGTAGAGGGTCTCATTGAGGCCCAACTCCTGGTTCGCCGCTCCCTCTTCGATCAGCTACTCGACCCTCGCCACGACATCGACCGTGACTGCGGATACCCCGAGGAGATATCCGTCACCATGTACCGCCTCATGTACGAGCGAGACGGGATCTCGAAGCGGGTGGTAGATGTCTTTCCCGATGAGAGCTGGGCTATGTACCCGGAGGTCATCGAGACACCCGACCCCAAGCAGGAGACGGAATTTGAGAAGGCTTGGGAAGAGCTGGTGAAGAAGTTCAACCTGTGGCACCTTCTGCATCGTGCTGACCGTCTCTCCGGCATCGGGACCTTTGGGATCATTCTCCTTGGCCTTGCCGACGGAAAGAACCTGGAAGAGCCCATTGACGGGATCGACGAGTACGGTGAGATCACCGAGGGGACGGAACACAAGCTCCTCTTCATCCGCCCGTTTGATGAGTCTGTAGTGCGGGTGGACACGCGCGAGTCGAATATCCTCAACCCTCGCTTCGGTTGCCCCATCTACTACACGTTGACCTTCCGGGATGTGGACCTCCTGGGTATCTCGGCGGCTACGAGTGTGACCGTGGGGGATATCACCAAGAAGGTTCACTGGAGCCGTATCATTCACCTGGCCGACAACCGGGACATGTCCGAGATTTACGGCACCCCTCGCATGAAGCCGGTGTTCAATCGTCTCATGGACGTGCGGAAGGTTCTGTCTGGGTCGGGTGAGATGTTCTGGAAGGGAGCATTCCCTGGGATGTCCTTCGAGTTCCAGCCTGGTGTTGGGGATGCTGAACTTGACACGGCCACCGTTCGCGATGAGATGGAGAGTTACCAGCAAGGTCTCCAGAGGTATCTCGCGTTGACCGGCATGACTGCGAAGATGCTGGCACCACAGGTGGCAGACCCAACCCACCACTTGGACGAGCAGATCAAGGCCATCTGCATCGCTCTTGCTGTTCCCTTGCGAATCTTCACGGGGACTGAGGAGGCTCGTCTCGCTTCGTCTCAGGACGCGAAGACTTGGGCTCGTCGGGTGGGTCGTCGCAACTATGAGTATGTCTCTCCGATGGTTGTCAGACCCTTTGTGGACCGACTCATAGCCTTCGGAATCCTCCCGGTCCCGGAGGATTACGACGTGTTGTGGCCCGACCTCTCTACCGTCACGGATACCGAGAAGGCACAGATCATGCTCACCAAGACGCAGGCTATGCAGTCCTACGTCCAGGGTGGTTGTGACATCTTGATTCCACCGAACACCTATCTCCAATCCATCCTCGAGCTGGCTCAGGAGGAGATAGACCAGATTTCTGAGGCTCGTGTACAGGAAGCGGTCCTCGACCGTGAGGCGATAGCCCCCCCGGCCCCTCCTGAGAGCGGTCCTCGCCTTCCCCGCACGGACCGTCCCAGAACAGGGACCAGCACAGGCAGCCTTCCCACCGCTGCCGAGAAGGCGTAGCAATGGCCATCCGTCGTGACCCGACGATGACGGGTCTTCTCGTTCGGGCTTACACCACCGAGATCCGGCGCTTGCTCTCTGCGATCTCCCGACAGGTGTGGGTGAAGATTGTTGAAGAGGACGCTTTGGGTTTCGAGGCCCCCGTTGCCCATCTGATCCTCCACGCAGAGCGGGGTGTGTGGAGGTTCCACACCAACGATCAGAAGCTCAAGGCTTTCGACACCTGGTTAGAAGGAGTCATCGAGGCAGAGATTGCCAAGGCGGGTGGTCGTAAGTATGTCGAAGCTGCCCACATGAAGGGGGTGAGTCGGGCTTTTACCGATGCTCGGAAGACCGAGTGGAAGGCTTCCTCCGAATGGTTCCAGGGGACGAAGGACCAGTTCCTTCGGTCGATTGCCGGTCGTCCCGACATGATCGCCAAGATTCGACTTCTCGCCTCTCGTTCCTTCGAGGAGCTTAAGGGAATCACCAAGGTGGCTTCCACCCAAATCAGTAGGGTCCTGGTGAACGGGCTTCTCCACAACCACGACACGAAACGGATCGCCACCGACATGGTTCGGCAGGTGAAGAACCTGACGGCACAGAGAGCCAACCTGATAGCTCACAACGAGATCATCCACGCTCATGCAGAGGGACAACTGGATGCCTTCGATATCCTGGGCATTAAGGAGGTGGGGGTCTACGCTGAGTGGGTGACGGCGGGTGACGATCGGGTATGTCCTCTGTGCCAGCCCCTTGACGGTGTAATCTTCACTGTTGAGGAGGCCCGAGGACTGATCCCGAGGCATTTGAGGTGCCGCTGTAGTTGGGTTCCAGCGAGCTTCTACTCCCCGAAGGACAGGAAACGCACCATGAGGCGGAAGGTGACTGACTCCATTCTTGCCGAGGAGAAGAAGAAGGGTAAGGGCACCAAGGCAAAGAGACTTCAGCGGGTGCGGAAGCAGTCATCGTGGGTGGGTAGGGAGGTCCTATGATGGCTCCTCCTCGGGATTACGGCAAGATTCGGAAGCGGGAACAACAGAGGGCGTGGTTGCTCCAGGTCGTGGCCCAGTTGCAGAATGAGGACTGGTACGGGGAGGTCACGGTCATAATGGAGGCCGGGGTCATCCAACGCCTGAAGAAGGTGGAGAGCGTGTTACCCCCTACACCCAAGGACGAGTCAGGTAAGGGTTTAGGAAAATCTGAATTTACGGAGTTGCCCCTGTCGGACGGGTAGTGTACTATTTCATGAATTGGGAGCTACCCGACAAGAGGGGGCACCCGGGGGACCTCACAAGGGTTTCCGGGTGCCCCCTCTCTATTTGAGGAACAAGACATGGGGAACAAGTTGAAGGTTGCGGCGAAGAGGGATGGGGCGACTCGTCGCACCCGGCTTGCAACGACCCTCAAGGGTCTGCGGAAGAACGAGTTCTCCACCCTACGGATGAACCTTGAGGGGGTGAAGGCCCGTCACGAGAAGTTGCAGGACCGAGAGCACCTGGTGGTTCCGGCCGTGATCCTGACCGAAGGG